GCCGGCCAAACCAAGGGACGATACGAACGCTCTGCCAACTTACGATAAATAGTAAAAGTAGTCTGAGGAGTCCCGAGATACATAATACGGCTATCACTTTTGGGGGTAAGGATACTCTCCGCTTCCGTGCAGAGTTGTAATAGTTTTTCACGCATAAACTCCGTCATACTGTTACCCGGAACCTCTACGTCGTCTAAAATCATTAAATCTGCTCTAGATCCTGTAAGTTGTCCGGTTATACCCACTGATTTAACAGAGGGTGCTTGGTGTGGAGAGCAGTTTACATCAAAACTGATACGACTCCATCTAGAATCGTCAGATTTAGGCTGTAAAAAGCTCAACCACGGTGTTTCTATAATTAATTTCTGTAAAAAGATAGACATGTTATCTGCACGTTCTTTAGACGCAGAGATAATCATGATCTTTCTTTCGGGGTCATTAAAGAGTGTCCATAACACAAAAGCACCAGTAATCCAAGATTTACCAACACCTCGAAAAGCTTGAATCTGGAGTCTCTTGGGTCCGGTTTGTAAGTAGTCTGCGATTGCATACTGAGCCCTCGTAGGCGGTGGAAGATGTAATTCATGCCATAACGCCTGTAAGAATAGCTTGAAGTCTTGCTGTAATAAGGCTAGAGAATTTTTTTCGGTCATATTTCTCCTAAATCAAGAAGATCCTCGTAATTATCTGCTACGTATCTTAGGTCAAGTAAGTTTTGATTTATCATATAAGTTGCTCCACCGGGTTGTGCTGCTTTAGACTGTCGTACTAGCTCCTCAAAGTCATCACCTATATCATTTTCGGGGTTTATGTTACTCGCATAAGTATGAGTTTCAAAGTCTCCTTGCTGTCTTTCAACTAAGTTTCTAATATTTTGTCTTCGTCTACCAACAACACTTAAAGCTTCGCCTTTTGATAATGCAAAATAATCGTCAACATTAATATGTTCTAGTGGCCCGATAGCAGTTTGAAACTCTTTACCTTTTTTCTGCTGCATTAACCAGTAATTAAATAACTCATCCCAGTTTCTAGGTATACCGGCAGCTGCTAATAACTCAGGATTAAGAATATCGTCAGCACCTCTACCTTGGTTTAGAATCCAAGCTTCTTGGAATGTAAGTCCGCTACCACCTTTTGATCTAGGTGCAATATGACTTAAATCTGTGTCAAATACTTTTTTACCGGGGTTACGAGCTTCAATATTACCAAGTCGCTCTAGCATTATACTAACTTGACGATTTAATTTTTGTTCTTCTTTTTGTAACCTAAAGACTTCTTTATACCAATCGTTAAATTTATTAACTGTGCCTTTTGGGTATCTAGTTTGTGCTACTACTTTTCTAGTTTTACCTTTTGTACCATACGGAATATCTAACATAGGTGCTCCGAATGGATTTTTTGTCGAAATATTAAAAAGATTTAATTGTTGACCCTCTTCACTCTTTTTCCAATTTTCAAGTAGTTTTTTAGGAACCATGAATGGGTTAACATTTTTCTGATACCACTTATTATATGGTAGTATTTGTGTCTTACCACCTCTAGTAAAGACTGTATAATACTCAGGTTGCCCAGTCGTAGCATTTTGTAGTTTGACAAATCTACCACCTCGCACTGAACCTCCAGCTAATGCTGTATTTAAACTTGTTGTTTGTAAATCTTCAAACATGTCATCTGTAGCACCATATAAACCTAAATCTCTAGTTGTAGTAGGTGCTATCTTTTTAAGTCCAGCTTTCTTTCTTGGAAAACCTAATGTAGTATCACCTAAAAGATCACCACGCAAAGCTATTTTTAGTGGGCCGGGTGTAAGAGCATTAGTAAGATCACCTAAAAACTTTTGACCATCTTTAGTTATTTCACCAATCTCTTGCCCGACATTTTTTGCACCACCTTTTGTAAAGGCAGGGGCTAGGTCAAACATACCACCAAAAGCTCCACCGGCTGTAACTCCAGTAGTAAACTCACCTACTGTAGGGGCTCGTTTTTCATCTATTATAGGTCTAACAGTGCTATCTATTGCACCCGCTGTTGATCCTCTTGCTACACTTCTAACAAACTTACCACCTCTTGAAAGATTTTTAGCTTCTCTAATAAGCTTACCACCTTTTTTAATAGTTCTAGCTTGCTGTAAGAAAGGTATTTGACTAGCAGCAGCCGCAGCAAGTATTTCACCTTTACTAATAGGACCACCTCTTATCAACTGCTGTAGATAGTTTAATCCGGCAGATCCAACTTGCTGAGATCCGGGTATAATACTAAAAGTGTCTAGAAGAAAGTTACCACCTATCTCGACTCCTAATCCAGTCAATGTTCTAGCAGCACTACCGGCTTCAAACATACCGGGTATATCTGGTTGTTGATTTTCCCTTTCTTGCTGTCTTCTTTGTAGTTCTCTATTTCTATACTTGTTTTCTTCGTAGTCTCTTTGATTACGTTCTTCGTTTCTTCTAATGTCTTCTTCTAGCCCTTCTTCACTTACCTCTTCTTGTGGTAAATCTAGTTCTAGCTGTTCATCATTCATCTTATATGTGATAAAATAGTTTGTTCTCGTTCAGTAATACCAAATGTCGACCTCATCCAGTCTAACCAATTTTTACTACCTTTTTCCTGATTGCATCGTCGACAAGATGGTACGACATTCGCCGTTTCATCTCTACCCCCTCTACATTTAGGGCGTACATGGTCAATAGTAAGTTGTTGTAATTCATAAGTTCCTCCACAATAAACGCATTGACAATTAAAGTGCTCTTTAATAGCTCTTCTCCAGAGCCTTTTAGATTCTGAACTCGTCATGGTTATTAAATTGTGTAAATAGTGATCAGGGTTAGGTAGTAATGGGGTCATGCTTTCTTTTTAGTTCTGCTTTTTCGATTAATAGATGGCTTTTGTTTTCTGCCTTTGGTTTTACTACCCTTATAATGGGCGGCATCCATTCCGTCACGGTTGCCATATGTTCCAAGTTTTCTATTAAGTTTGTTTGCATTGACTCTAATTGCTAGACCTTTTGGTGTTTTGTTGTATTTCTTTTGCTGAGTAAGACGTTTCTTACGAGCTTTTGGATTCTTCTTGTAGTATTCAGAAGTTTTTGCCATATACTTTCCTCTTAACGAGTGAAGGGTCAACTGTAGGTAGAAGTTTATTAAGCTTGTCTAAAGGACTACCTTCGTAGGCAACACCTGTTATATCATTGGTTTTTAACCAGTCACATGCTGCTTTCAAATCTTGTGTAGTCGCTTCTCCGCTTCTTATTCTACGTAGAAAGTCCTCTGTAACAAGATAGTGTAGCTCGTTAAAACTCTCTTCGGTTGCTTTTCTAGGTAGTTTCTTTAGTTCGTTCATTCTATGCCTAGTCCTTTTTTAACTATTTGTAGTGCTCTGTCATCAAGCTCGTTATCTGTAGACTCTACTAGCTTTTCTAATAGTTCAACTACGAACTTTTTAAACTTGTCGCTTTTTAATCCTGTTAGCACAAGTGGTTTAATAAGTGCAAACATTATTTAGTCTCCTCTTTTTTAGCTTTAGTTGTTTTCTTTTTAGCAGCCGCTGCTGCTTTAGCTTCTCTTTCTGCTCTTTGTAATGCTAATGTTGATGGCATGATGTTAAAATAATAAAAATTTCTTTTCTTTTTTAGGCGGCTTAGTTTTGACTATAGGTACTATATCCTGACACAGCTTTGCATTAGGTGTGTTAGGTCTATACGTAAAACCTTTTCTTTGTAAGTCCGCACATTTGTGTGCTCGTGTAATCTCGTACTCGAGCTTCATTTTCTCTTCATATCTCTTTGCCATTTCTTTACACTGCTTATATCCTGACTTATCTAGGGGAACCATAAAGTTAATCTGGAACCCCCAGTTTTCTGCAATAGTATAGCTACTAGGTTGCATAAACTCGTCAAATGGTTTGCTGTGATTACCCATATAAAAAGGGCTAAACGTCATAGTAGATCCATTACATTGTATGTTTGGTCCATATATCTGACGTGATGACGCACCATTGTTCTGAAACTGTACAGCTTGGTTAGTTACGTTACCAGTAGCAGCAGCTACAGGATTGCTGACATTAGTGTCTTCAGCAAATACAGG